GCTCTTCTCGATGTCGTTGGCGGCCAGTTCGATGTCGCGAAGCTCTCCGACGAACCCGGCAAACCCATAAGTGTTTTCGCCAGCTTGTTGCAGCTCCTGCAACATCTTGAGCGCAGCCTGGGCCTTAGCCTGCGCGCCCTCGACGTCGCCCGCCTGCAATGCCTGCCGAGCGCCGACTTTCAGCGCCTGCGCAGCCCCATAGGAGGACTCGCCGGTGCTGTTCATCTCGGCCAGCGCGTCTTTATACCGCTGCTCGATCTTCAGGCGGTCATCGCGGACCTTCTGCAGTTCGCTGTTGGCCTTCTTCTCTGCCGAGGCAAGCGCCTTTCCGCCTTTCTTGGCATCGGCTACTAGCTTGTCTTGCAGGGTCTTCAGCTCGCCAATGTATTTGGTGCGCTGGTCAACCTCGGCCTGCCTAGCGTCTTCAGCAACCTTTGCCGCCTGATCCGCAGCCGACTTCATGTCCGACGTAATGCCGGTCTGCACTTCGATCAGCTGCTGGCGGTACGCTTTCCACTCGGCCAAAGACTTATTGATAGCCTCGTCGCTCATGTAAATATCGAGAACGCCGATGCCATCTGCCGCCGCCTGTAGATACTCGATCTCTTCGTTCGCGCGGTCGATTTCTGCGACGTTATTGCTGAGGCTTGCCGCCACGTAACCAAGATCCTGGCCGAAGCTGACAAAGCCTGCCCCTGCCTTGATTGCGGCTTCAGCCACACGCACTAGCGCCGTTGCGAGAGTCGCCAGGTTGTCCCTTATCTGCGGATCGGAGATTGTTTCGCCGATGGTTTGGATTGCTTCAATTAGCGGCCCGGTATCAGCCTGCCCAATTGCCTCGTTCCATTTATCAGAAAGCTCAGTCAGGGCGCCGCCAACCGTCTGAGGTAGTGACTTGGCTTCAGTGCGCAAAACGTCAAGCTGCCCAACTAGTGCATCCGTTACGACGCTTGCCGTGAGCAGGCCTTGCGCCGCCATCTCCTTCAGCGCACCGACTGGAACGCCTATCGAGTCGGCCAGGGCCTGCATTAAGCGAGGAGCTTGCTCGGCTACGCTGTTGAACTCGTCGCCGCGCAGCGCGCCAGATCCGAGCGCTTGAGCGAACTGAATAACGCCGTTCTCGGCTTCCTGTGCGCTAGCGCCAGAGACGCGAAACGAAGTGGCGACGGCCTCGGTGACCTTGAGAATGTCGGCCTGGCTGCGGCCTGCTTCTTTCAGAGGGCGGCTGATCCGCCCGTACAAGGTGGCCAACGATTCAAGCGGCGTCTGCGTGGCGGTGGCAATCTTACGCAGCTCGCTCTGCGCTGCGTTGAACTCTTCCTGTGAGCCGGTCGCCAGCTTCAGGCGAGCGTTCATCAGGTTGTAGGAGTCAGCCGCATTGGCGATGCCGCGCAGCGCGCCGGTCAGGGTTGAAACGGAAAACGCTGCAACGATGGTCTTACCCGCCGTGGCGAGCTTCTTGTTCATCGACTCAAGCTGGCCGTTCACCTCGTCAAACGTGCGTTTGGTGTTGTTCTTCCCGTCGATGACCAGCTGTGTTTTAACGGTAGCCATCAGCAGAAATCCTTCATCAAGCGTTTGAAATCGTCGGGCTTCACATTTGCCGCGCGCGCAGCAATGAGCGCGACCCGGTTAGCGGCGCGGTCTTCTTTGTCGATGGCCGCCAGGAAGGTTTCGATCTGCTGCAGGCTGTAGTCCTGCACGTCGCCCAGGTTATGGCCCGCCCCGATCAGGCGTTGGAGGACGGAGCCCCATTCAGCGCCCTTACCACTGCTGGCAGGGCTTCGCCGAAAAAACTGGAATTGACCCGTATGACCTCAGCCAGCAGTTGCACCGATACGGTTGCCGGGAGGCGCCAGAGCTGCCAGCGGTTAAGCGTGGTCGTAGCCAGCAGGATCTGGCGCAACTCTGCGCTGTGCTTCTCGGCATAACGGTTGATCTGTTGGATGCCTGCCTGGCTGAACAGCTCGACCAGCGCGCCGGCCGACTTGCCGTAGCGCTCGAAGTGACGCAGCTTCACTGGCAGGATTTGCACGTCGCGGCCCATCACCTCGACGGTTACCGGCTCAGGGAAGAGGATGGATAGCTCGGACATTGGGTTTCCCTTCGGGCATGAAAAAGCCCGCGCGCGGCGGGCTTGGTGTGGATCAGGCTTGTTACGGGTTATGCGTGGACTGATAGCCGCCCCTGACACAACCATGCCGGTCAAAGGCGACACTGGTCGCCCTCACATACTTGTCTTTGAAATAGGTGTTTACGCCGGCACCGCGAACATTGGTGTCGTCGCTCGCCTTGCCGTGGATGCTCTCTACATCCTTGCGGGACATGCCGGGAACAACCTCGCCGCGAACTTTCGCGGTGCGTAAATCGCGGTCTGAAAGACCGGTATTGCACTCAGCCTGCCTTGAGCTGCCACCGACAACAACAACGCCTTTATTTGCGCCAGATGGGCGCGGCACATACTGCTGCGCTGTAGGTGTGGCCATTTGCACGGGAGCGCTAGACCCGCTCGGAGCGGCATTGTGCGCGCTGATAACGTCATCAAGGCCGCTGTTGCGTGGACAGTTGGCATTCTTGGTAAACGTGACCCTTCCGGCCTCGTCTACGCACTTGAATATGGTGGCGGCACTCGCCTGCGATGAAAGCAGCAGAGCCGCCAGGATAAAGCCGGAACGGTTCATAGGTTCCCTCCTCTCTTCGATTTGGGAACCATATCACGGAGCCATTACTAGGCCCAACGTCGACATTAAGCCGCCGCAGTATCCATCTCGATCTTGAAGAACTGCGACACCCCAGGAGCGACGATGCTGGTGTCGATCAACACCTCGCCAGTGATCTCCAGCGCGCCGAACTCGTCACCGATGAATCCCAAGCCCTGCGCGGCGCCGATCTTGGCCTTGTGGACAGTCACGGTCACGGTGCGACCTGTTGCAGCCTCGTTCACGCCCGCGAAAGTCATCATGAAGGTCTTCGCGCCAGTGGTCAGCGCTTCGATGGTGGCCACGTTGTCCACGACGGTCGAGGTGCCGAACGTAACCATCGCCAGGTTTTCAGGGCTCAGGTCGTGCAATGTGGCCGTGAACTCGACCGACTCGATGCGGTTGACCTGGGCATAGGTGCCGCCGCCCGCTGTCCGGTAGTTCGGCAGCTTGATGATGTTTTCGTTGATGTTGAAGTTCAGCGCGGACACGTTGCCCACGTCGACGGCAGTGCCGCCAGCTTCAGGCGTGAGGCTGACGATGCCCTTGCCCATGTATGCATAGTTGGCCATGCGAGTTTTCTCCAGATGAAAAAAAACCCGCTCAATGGCGGGTGTCGGGTTACTGGTTGTGATCAGTACGTTTCGACGTACTGAAGGGATACGGTGCTGATGACGCTTATGGTTGTGCTGCCGTCTTGATCCGCCACGTATTCGGCGGACTCCTCAAAGACCCGGCCGCTATCCAGCGCTGTCACATGCGGGAGTTGGCCGGTGCCGAGGCTGACCAGAATGTCATGGTGTAGCAACTGCAGATCGCGCAGCGTTGCCGAGCGCGGCATGCAGCCCTCGATTTCGTAGCGGACTGCGCGGGCGGCCTTTGTGCCCACCATGCGCAGCAGCTCGTCCTCTACTATGCGGACCAGCAGATAGGGCAGCGGCGCCTTGTCTGGCTTGCGCTCAGCAAAGCCGTAGACGCCGCGCAGCTGCGTGGCGTAGCCGTTGGCCTGGTTGATGACTTGCAGCTGCGCCTCGATGGCGGCAGATAACTCGGTGCCTCTGGTCATCTCGCCCCCTTGGCGACTTCTCGCTTAATGCGGCGCTCGAATTCTTGCTGGAGGAACGTATTCGTCCAGCGGATTGTTTGGGTGCTGGTGAGCTGCTTGAACCAGTAAGCGGCGCTCGGGCCGATTGCCAGCTGGCGAGCCGCCCACAACGCGCCACCCTTCTTGCCCTTGGCCCGCTTGCCGCGCGTGCTCCAGGGGAGTTTTTGTAGGCTGGATGGGTTCACGAAACCAGCCGCAACCTTCCGGCCGGCCGGGCCGCGAACCCATATCCGGGCGCGCGTGGCGTCGATCTGGTCGAAGCCCCAAGCCCGATAGTTCTGCACGAGCACGCCTGAACTGGACGGGATGATCCGCGAGTTCATGCGTCGGCTATTGGCGCGCTTTACTCGCATCGCCGCCCTCAACCGCTGAGGCTTGATAGTGCTGCTCAGTGGTTTCACGTACCGTTCGGTTCGCGCCTTGGTCGCCGTGGTGTTTAACGCGCCTCGGAGAACGGGATCGACCTTCCGGCCAACCTCGGCCAGGCGCGCCTTGGCCAGCTCCATGCCAACCAGCCGAACCTGAACTTGCATCAGACTTTCTCCAGCCAGAGCCCGCGAACTACGCCGTCGTCTGTCTCGTCGGCGTAATCAAGGACGACGTACAGGGTGCCAGCGATAAGCAGTTGGTCGTCCCGCTGCGGGCGGCCAACCTCAATCACGGCGACCTCTGCGCGCGTCTTGTACTCAGTGACTTGGCCCATCTCGTCGCGGTACGGCGCCTCGTGAGTCAGATGCACGCGGCAGGCGACCGGGACGCCTTCTTGCGGCCGGTACTCGGCAGGCTGGCCGATCAGCTCATGGGCGCTGATAACCATCTCGGCGCGGTTGCCGAGCGGGTCACGGACGCTGGTGAGGTGGAACAGCCGCCCAGCCGAGGCGAGGTAGCGCCCCTGGGCGAACTCGTCGCTATAGCGCGCTCTGATCTCGATCAGAGCCATCGAGCGCAAGCCGTCGGCGGCCGGCACGTCGCCGGCATCCTTGGCGCGGATACCCACCCAGCGCGACCCGCGACTTTCGGCTGTCAGCTCTGCCGTCAGACGAATGATTTCGGCGCGCTTGTCGAGTTTGCCCGCTCTCATAGGCGCGCCCACTTGTGCGGCATCCACAACGCTCTGGTTGCCAACGGGACTTCGGATGTGATGGTGCCGATCACGACTGATTCGCGGTTGGCGTACCAGTTTCCGATCAGCAGCAAAGCCCCCTGTTTGATGCTCTTGCTCAGATGCAGGGCGTTTTCTACTGGCTCAGGGAGCGGCTGATCTTCGGCGACCAGCTTTCGGTTCGTCCAGGCCTCGAACGCGCTGATTGCCGCGTCTGTGTACGCCTTGATCAACGCATCTTCGTCGGCGCCATCAACGCGCAGATGGCTTTTTACTAACGCGAGGTCGATCATTTTCCGGTGCCTCCCCCGCCAATGTGGCTACTTTCAGGTGATCCACTGCGACGATTGCGCAGCGGTCGGAAACTTCTTGCTCCCCGGCTTCGATGCGCACGACACGATTTCCGTCTGGCGCGAACGGGAAGGCTTGGTGAACGAGTATCTTGGGCATTGCCTACCTCCGAGAAGGAGCGCCCGAGGGCGCCCCTGTCCGGTTACACGCTGAGGGTCAGCACCTTGACCGCCTGCGAGTCGACCAACATGCCGCCGACGCGCTTGGTGGTGTAGAAGCCGACGTTCGGCTTGTTGGTGTAGGGGTCGCGCAGCACGCGGGTGCCGATGCGATCCACGATGGTA